ATGTTTGCATTAAGAAAAGCCATTACTTAATTTCACCCCAATTTTTGCCATGTTCGTAGTCAACTTTATTAGGTACTTTTAATTCCACAGCTGACTCCATTATTTCAATTATTTGTTCGGCTTTTGCATTAGATTCAACAGAGATATCCACCTCATCATGAATTTGTATGTGAGGTATTATACCATTTTCATACAAAGCTACCATACTTTTCTTTGTCATATCTGCAGCCGATCCTTGTATCAATTTGTTTAATGCTTTGTAAGTAAATGCACGTTTTAAAGGTTCATCATATTCTTTTCTAGCTTGTTCTAATGGTAATGGTTTAAATATACCAAATTGTGTTGGCTGCCATAGATCAAAGTGACATGCACGTCCTCCTAAAGTTCTAATCTTTCCTCTATCTTCTGCTTTACGTGTAACATTATCCATAAGTTTTTTTACAAAAGGTGCTTTAGCATGGTATTGTCTAATTAATTTTTCTGCAGATTCTTTCATTAAACCTAGTTCAGACATTAATTTATTTTTACCCATTCCATACATCAACCCAAGATTAATAGTCTTAGCTTGTTTTCTTTCAATACCTGCCATGTCTGCTACAACTTGATGAAAATCTGCATCACCTTCGTTATAAGCATTAACAATTTCATCAACACCTTCTAAATTTTGTAACTTTGCATAATGTACTAAAATTCTAGGTTCTTGTTGTGAGTAATCAAACGATCCCCAAACTGTTTTTTCTTCTGGAATAAAAATAGATCTAATCATCGGTCCAAGTTCTGGGTGCCTCGCTGGAATCTGCTGTAAGTTTGGATTGCTCATAGAGAATCTACCTGTCACTGTTCCACCTTGGTCTGATCGTATTTGATTTATGTCTGCATGGATTCTACCTTTTGCAGAATGCTTGGTAATAGAATCTATAAAAGTTGTATGCGCTTTGTTAATCTCTCTTGCATCTGCGATTGATCTTGCTAACTCATGAGGATGGTTTTGTAAAAAGTTTTTAGTAAAACTAGGTTCATTACTTTTTTCAGTTCTATCATAGGGTAATTTTAATTTGTCAAATGCTTTAGCGATACTTCTAGCTGCATGTATTTCTACATGAATACCTGTTAACTCTTTGATTTTACTAATAATTTTAGCTTCTCTTGCCATTAAATTTTTCTTTAATTTAGCTGCATGTTCAAGATCAACTCTTACACCTTTAAATCTCATATCAACTAAACATGGAAATAATTTAGTCTCCAAATTAAACACATCCATAAGTTCTTGATTATGTAATTCTACAATTAATCTTTGCCATAATTTTAAAGTAGCCTCTGCATCACGTTCAGCATACTCACCTACATACATTGCAGGAAGTTTATACATTTCTGATTTAGGATTTATAGAATAACTTTTAGCCGCCTCTTGTAATATTTTTTCGTCTTTACCAATACCTACATAATGTTTAGCTAATGTATTCAGTGCATAAGATAATCTATTCTCATCTATTAAAGAAGCTGCAATCATAGTATCAACTATTTTACCTCTGATTTTTATACCTGCTTGTCTTAACCAACAAACATCATACATTGCATTGTGAAATATAAAGGTAGTTTTTTCTTGATTAACTAAGTCTTGAACCCACTCCAAAACGAGTTTTCTGTCCATATTTCCACCACCCTCATGTCCTATAGGATAATAGCCTTTCCAGCCCTCTACGGCGACGGCAACCCCCGCTATGTGGCCTCTACCAATGACGTTACCAGACCCTAAAGTAGTTAATTCAGGATCATAAGTTTCTAAGTCAATAGCAACTTCTTTGGCTCCTGATAAATCTTTTAGTTCTTCTGGTGCAACCCATTCAGTTTCGGGTGCAAACAAAGGCATTTGGGTTCTTCTCATTTATAATCTCTCTCTTTCACCATTTCTAGATAATGTATTGCTTTATCTATATCTTGTAGTTTCCCTTTTGAAGAGTGCCTACATATGTATTTTATAGCGTTGCCTTCAGCAAAAAGCAACTTATTTTTGTTAATAAATTCAGCTGGTTGTATCACCATTTTTTTATAATGATCTCCTCCGACTTGTGTTAATAAACTTTTTAAATCTCCAAGTTTTACTTTACTATTAACTACTCCTTTTTCTTTTAGTTTTTTGTACAGTTTTTTCATAGTATATAAGCACGATCAAAATTTTTAGGATCTAGTAAATGCAATTCACGCTTCGCTCTCGTCGCTCCAGTATAAAATAACCTATGTAATTCATCTGGGTCATGACTGAACGTCTCCAACGCTGCACCTGTAAGATCTTGTAATAATAAAACATTGTCAGCTTCTCCTCCTTTTGCTCCATGTATAGTTGACATTATTATACGAGGGTTTTTATTTATCATTTCACCATTCGCCCTCATGTTACGAATGTAATTCTCGGTCATCGTATCTAGACCTTCGAATGAATCATACCAAACCTTATCAGTATTTAATCCGTGTTGTTCTTGACATTCTTTTAGTGTATACTTCGCATCCGAATTTAAAGTTTTACCTTTTCTAAACCCTACTAAAACATTTTCTCCAAGATACTCATAAATGTTTTTAATCTCTAAATGATTTAATAGACTACCTTTTCTCCACGCTTCCCAATTATTTAAACCTAATAATAATTTTAAAGATATAGAGTTCATTCCTCTATATTGATAATACCAACCTTGTATTTGACAAAGATCTTTAGCATCATCTAGAAAATAATTTGCAGAAGATAATACTAACCAATTACCTTTACTCATATCTACTTGAGTTATGTCTGAATATCTTTTAAGTATACCTATTTCATCTCTAGGTTTGTATGCTTTCTCAAATCTGTTCTGTACTTTGTTTATTATTTTTTGTGATAGTTCATGTATAGGTCCACCTGGTATTCTGTAAGATTGATCTAATATTTTAATATCATTGACTTCTTCTTTTAAAGCTATGAAATGATCTACATCAGCTCCAGCCCATTTAAAGATTGCTTGGTCATCATCACCTGCTATGTAAGTTTTCTTTGCATTAGCCCAAATACATCTTACCATATCCCATTGTAACAAAGATAAATCTTGTGCCTCGTCTATAAATAATACTTCAAAGCTACGTTTAATATCTTTAGTTATAAAATTTTCCAACAGATCATTAAAATCTTTTAAGTTCTTTTCTTTTTTAAATCTTTTAAGTTCTTCCGCTAATAAAAATAAAGTGTTTCTTTCTATATCTATTATATTTTTTCTAGAATCATAATATTCTAATAGATCCATTCGTTTGACTGCAGCCGTATTTATAATTGTAAGGTATTCATTATCTGAATTAAAAGTACCGTCATCATTAGAAAATTTAGCAGTCTTAATTGGTATGCCACATTTCTGACCAAATTCTCTATAGTCTTCAGTCTTCATCATTTTTTCTTTAGTCATACCTAGTTGATTAAAAGCATATGAATGAAGAGTTCTAAAATTAGATAGATCATTGTCTATATCTAATCCAAATTTATCTGCAGCTCTAGTTGCAGCTTCAGTTGCTGCCTTCTTTGTAAAAGAAAAATAGCCTATTTGTTTAGGTCTAATCCCCTGTTGTATGAACTCGTCCACTAAGTTTAACAACGTTGTTGTTTTTCCCGTTCCCGGTGGTCCCAATACTATTGTTTTCATATTTTTTTAACTTCCTTTCTGCTTTGTTAAGCCACATTTGTGTAAGCTCTAATTCTTCTTTGAGCTGTAATATTTCTTCTCTAAATCTAAGATGCCAATTAATTCCAATTTTATTCATTAAAAATCCTCTTGTTGATATGGAATTTTAGAAACTGTTGCTTCTAATTTTTTCATAGTTTTAATTTTAACTACTCTTGGTTGTTGTTGTTTAACCCTTAGTCTTGTTTCTTCTACAAAAATATCTTCTAATCTTTTAATTAAATTACCTGTTTTAATTTTATCCATTTCCCAATTATTTTTTTTACAAAAAGAATAAAAATCTTCTAATCTAAAATAAGTAAACTCTCCTTCTGTAAAAGGAAGTTTATTAAATATATCATCTAGAGTTCTTGCACTCTGTCTATTGGTAGTCCAATCTTGCAGCAATCCTGTAATCTCATTCATAGGATCTAATGAAGCTAAAGGTTCTACTTCTTGAAGATTAGACATCATTGGTTTTAAAAAATGTTGTTTCCAATCTTGTGCTTTAGGTACAGGTACAATTTTATTTGCTTGATCTAAACATGCTAAAGCAAACATACCTGGATTATAAAGTTGTTCTGATTTTAATTCTATTCTAGTTTCACCTACATCTAAAAACCATTGTGGTGGATTAGAAGTGTATTTAGTTAAACTTCCAAGTACAGGCATTTCTTCTTCTCCATAACCTACTCCAAATCTTTTAGTTCTACATAAACCTGCTTGGCATACAGAGTTTATAGGTGCATCTTTACATCTATATTTATCATAGCCTTTTCTATTAACAGATTTAATTAACTGTTGAACTTCACCATTACTTAAAGGTGGAGTCATATATTCCATATTAGCTTCAACAATTTTATCTTCCCAAGTATCGGGATTAGATTGCTTATAATAAACTGCTACATTAAATAATGCATTATTTCTAGACCCCTCACCAAAACCTATTGCTGCTAATTTGTTTAAGCAAGGAGGTCCATCTGGAAATGCTTCTTCTATTTTTTCTTTTTCAATTTTGATTTCTTCGACTTCTTTTTTCGTGCGACTGTAAACATCATAGAGCTGATAAAATTCCTCAAGTGTACAACCGGCGCCAGTATCGTTGATAGCATAACGTAGTCCTTTCATTTGATTGTGGTAAGGTAAGTTTAAAAAATTTCCAGTGTCACCACGTTCCACTAAAATTTCTGTTTGTTTTGGAAAAATTTCTGACCCTTCATAACCAAGTATGATAGCCATTTTTTTTAATTTTGATTGCATCAAAGATGCAGGTATATTTTCTTTGGTAAATAAAAATACGTGTGCGCCGCCTGATTTACTACGGCAAACTATAAGGGGTAGTTTATAATTCCTAATAATTTTAACGAGGCTAGCGTGATTAAAATTATATTCGTCAATATCAATGCACCCCCACCTACAATCATTAGTATCCGTGATAGGGATAATTCCAAGGGCTGGACCTCTTCCTTCCAAATGATTGGTCCAAAGTTCGTCGTTGACGTCTTTACGAACAATGAAGGCCTTACCTTGTTGTTTACTACCATTTTCTCCTCTGTCACCGGGTTGGTATTGTCCATATGCTATTGTTAATCCGCTAAAAATTCGTTTGAATTTATCCATATATTACATTCTTATTTCTTTGTAAAGGGGATCTTACGATCCCCTTCAAACTAAATTTAGTACGGAGTACTATCTTTAGCTTTCTCTTCTACATCAGCTTTTGTTTGCACGTTACCTTTTGAGGCAGTAGCATTAAAATCTTTAGCCGTTAAGTATAAAGACTTATCCTTCTGTCCCATTATTCTGTCTTGTGTAATAGACCAACCATACCAAGAACCTTTATCGTTCTTTTGTAATACAGAAGCTAAATTATACACAACCCCATGCATAGGAGGGATAGCCATGCCACCTTTTCCATCAGGTATTTGTATGGTTTTCATCATAGAATTCCATTTTTTACTGACGTTAAGCTGTGTTGATTTCATAGTAATCAACGCCGGTGTCATCCCACCTGTTTTTGTTTCAACCAGTACATAATAAGAAG